AAGGCACTCTGATAAATAGATTTATGCTTCTCATTGACTGGCATAGCTTCGTGAGAAATCAAACTGTTCAATCTTGTGTTATCTTCAATACGCGATAAATCTCCGTCATGTTGAATAGCTACCATTGGGTTATTTTTGAACGGCTCTAAAGAGAATTGGTTATTAGCTGTACCCAAGTCTTTAGCATTAAACATCGTCGTATACCCAGTAAATAACTGTTGGATAATATTGATGATTGTAGATTTCCCTGTACCATGCGAACCATACAGAACCATGAATTTTTGTAATTTCTTAGAATCACCAGTGACGATTGAACCGATAGCCCATTCTATCTTATGTCTCTCACTCTCAGAATATAAGGTTGAGATAATCTTGTCGTACGCATCATAAGACCCTTTCTCTAATGCATAAGGGAGTTTCTTACTTGCGTAATCGCTCTTAGTGACTTCTGTGTTTGCGAAGACAATATTCTCGTCAAGTACTTTATAAGTGTCTCGCATCTGTTTCTGACAATATTTATGCCAAACATCAATCATACCAGATGAACTATCCCATAAGTATTTAACTCGAACGTCGCCTTCCACTCTATTTTTGTAGTCTTCATAATATCGTTTAAGTTCCATATCGATAGCTTGAATAACGTCCCATTCGTCTGTTGACCAGAGTCCTTTCGATTCAATCCAAGCTGCATAGAAGTCCCCACCTCGAATAAGTAAATCTTGAGTTCTACCGACAATGAACTTAGGATATATCTCGACTACGTCCTTTTTAATCGATTTAGTTGAAATCTTTAAGAAATCAAACATTACATTTCGCTACCTCCTTTCTTTATATTTACATGAATTCGTCTAGGTACCAATTCGCTTGTACCCATAGCTCTTCATTTCTTAAGTCTCGTCCGTGAGTATTACGTACTCTAAATAAGCTACCTTTACCGTCTGGCTGATAATCTCCATCTAGGAAATTACGAATGACTGTATCGACATAATCTTGGTCATAGGCGAAATCGTCCATGTCGATTAGTCCTAGGTTATCAATCATACTCCAAAATAACAACGCACTACGGTCTCCATATTCTTGACTGTACATAATCTCTCGTTCGCATCGTAGAACTAGCGCTACCATCATCTCGAGCATGGTACATTGCATCACATCAATATAGTTAGCAATCTCATGGTCACTAATTTTACGTTCATAACCGTAGCGATATCGCATGTCCACTCCGTCAGCTGCTCGATTTTCGTCCATTGGTAGCGTAGAGTCGTACTGCCATAGGAATAAGCGATTCAATAATTTGTTATACTTTAAATGGTTATCGTCTTTAATATGATTTTTCAACCATAGAAGATATGCTCTGTGATCCGGATTAATCAATGTATACCACCTCCATTCTGTTCTAAATATATACTTAATTAATCTTCGTCTCTAATAGCCTTAGTCATTTCTAAGAACTCTTCATAAGTTTGATCTTCTTGTGTAATCTCGTACAGATTGCCTTTCAGATAGTTTTTAACAGTAAATTCTGTCTTACCATCTTTCAACATCTCGTGCGCTTTCTTACCAATATGGTCATCAATGTTCTCAAGAACCTCAGAATACTCATCAATATACTTGTCGTCTGTGAAACGAGTTACTCCAATATAATCGAAGTCGTTAGAGTCTAATACGAAACCGTCATTTGATACGATCTCAATATCCTCGTTCTCGTCTTCTTCCTCTTCGATCGGTTCAGTTTCTACTTCAGGCTCTTTGTCGGCAATATGCTTACCTTCTTCGAAATGAGTCTTCAATTCTTTTAATCCTTCCTCGGTTACTTTGTAACCTTTAGAAATATCGCTATACTTCTTGTAGTCTGTCTTTACCGCTACATCTTCTGTATCTTTAGTCTCTTCGATTTTCTTCAAATGCTCTTCCACTTTTCTTGACACTTCCTTAGCGTCTTCCTCAGTAACCTTCTTAGGAAATGTCAAATACTCCGTAACAGTCACCACCTCAGGGTGTTTCTTTTTGTAAATATACATTACTCCAGCACCAGTTGCGACCCCAACTAGAAATGCTGAAATTAATTTTAATTCGGTTCTCATCTTAAATATTGTCCTTTCGTCCAGTTTTTGACTGCTTTTAGTTTTCTCAATAATGATTTAGGTGATGCTATAGATAATACGTACTCGTCGAATTCGTTATCGAATACTGAAACACGTCTATCGCTATCATCATCTAGGAACATTATAGGAACTCCCTCTACTCTATCCATGTGATAATCGTCCTTATTAGCTTTGAATACACTCATTCCGTATCCATTCTCGAAACGATATTCAGTGAATTCGCCATTATTGTCTTCGTGATGGTTGATAATATATTCCTTCATTTCAGGACAAGTAGTAGTCATCAATTTAATTTTTAGTTCTCTAGTTTCATAACACATAGTATAGTCTCCTTACTATTTAGTTGAAAAGTAGTGATTACCCACCTGCTCCATAGGTGTTCCAAACTCGTGAAACTTATCCGTTCTGAAATATAGAACTTCTGTGTTAGTACGATTATGGATTTCGTCCACTACTAATTTAAATGCGTCGTCTAGTTCTGAAAATAGGTCAATGCGCCCATCCCATGCAGGGTCATAATGATATGGTTGATAAACAACATCATATACTGTATTAGGGAAGTCACTAGAGTCTAATCGGTTTAATACCGTATCAATAACTAGTCGTTTTCCCATCTCAGGCTCCCCCTCAGCTTCAGCTAGAACCAATTTAGCAATTAAAACCGCATCATCCATCGTAATAAGGTCTGCGCTACTAATATCCTTCACCTCAGTTCTCGTTGTGGTTTCAGGTTCGTTCATACGGACTACAATATAGCCTGTTGTTTGATTAGTATTCGCACTAACGGATTTGTCCGAGTAAATATATCCCACCATAGCCATCACGAACCCTAAAGCGATTAGCATGAAACCGGGATCCTTCAGCATATTTTTTAAATTGTTTTTCATAAATTAACCCCCTAGGAAAATTTCCCTCAGCTTTTTACAGCCAAGGGATTTCATAATTTGTAGGCGCATTGATGTCTACCATTCAAATATAGTCTAGGATTACCCCATCTACGTTGAAGTCTAATAAGATTCTAGGTTCGTATCCATTCACGAAGTCTCTAGCTTTCTCATTCGCATCATCGTAAATACCGAAGTCAACGAAATTGTCTCCTAATGGTTGACCTTCATCATAAATCCAACCTACTTGTTGTCCTGCTGCTGTACGTGGAATACCCAACATGTCATATACTTCATTTAAGAATAAGTGACGTTTCGCACGAAGCAAATCATTCGCATGTTGCTCTTGCATACGTAGGAACATTAAGTTATATTCTGGATTAGATTTCCAATCAGCACAAGACTCATCGAAATAACGAGCGTAGCTACTCGCGTAAAGTTTAGATGGTTGTTCGTTAGTTTCTTCTGCTACAGCCTCTTCACCTTTTTTCTTCTTAGTAGCTTTCTCTACTTTAACACCAGTCAATAACTCACGGTCTACTTCACGTCCGAATTTATCCACGACGCGGCCACGATATTCTTTAAATCCTTTATCAATAGTAGCGTATGCTGCAGCTAATCCAGCGTTACGTTTAGACAGAATATTGTGTGAACCAAAGAAACATAACAACGATGCTGTTCCTAAAACAATCGTAGGAGCATACAATTTAGTTAAGTCCCAGCCAGTCTTAATATAAATCTTAGTTAAATCTTGTACTTTGTCTTGTTGAGTGTATCCGTATTGTTGTTGTAACTCTTCGCTATCCATAATTTCATGGATTTTTTCAATTTGTTCTTTTGGTTTAGCCAAAACGTCTTCTAATTTAGTAGTAGCTTTACATCCAGCCACGACAGTAGCTACAAAACCAACAGTCCCAGCTACTAATAACATTTTAGGACTGTGTTTTTTACCTTTTAGCAATGCAGTGTTTGCTGCTGCTACAAATTTCTCTTTAAAACTCATTTTACATTTCTCCTTTAGTTTCAATATGATTGATTAAATGATTAGCGTACCAGACTAGTTTACGTAAGTCCTCTACGCCATTTTTTCGGTTCCAGCGACATGCGTACTTAATGATATTTGCAGTGTCGAAGGCCTCGATTCCCTTTAGATCCTTTGTAAATTCCTCGATTACATCGATTGTTTCTATCTTTCCAGATTGATAATGCTCTGGGTGGTTTACCATATCCATAAATAACCTCCTATAAAGCAATAAATCTTGGCATTCTGATGATGAATTTCCGTCCGTACGGTATCACAGATACACGAGTTAAGTCTTTCCAACCGTAATTATTATCTGTGAAGTCTCCATCGATACCTACTAAGTCATATAAATCAGCAATGGTTGCTTGTTGGTATTGGTCAATTAAACCTTGAAGTTGATAAATGACGTTCTGAGAGTCTGTGTAAGTATCTACTTCAATCTCGATAATATCATTCCCTTTCTTACGACTTGGTTGAGTCGCAGGTGAATTTGAGAAGCTATTGTACGACACACGAGATGTGTTACTTGAACTCTTCGCTGGTTTATAATCATTACCGTATAGTAATTGATTAATACCACTCGTCACGAGTTCCTGAATAAGTCTCTTAATATTCGGCACCAATACGTCCGAGAGTAAATAAGACTTCACACTAGACGCATCCTCGGACACAAAGAAATCAAAGAACCCTTTCTTTTTAAGTTTAGCTTGACCAGTTACGATTTTTTGTGTTTTAGGTTTATCCATTAATGCTTTATTTTCCATCTTTGTCTTGTGTGAGTTCGACTCTAGTACCATTCACATTTCCTCCATTTTCTCCAAAGTTACCAAATTGCTCTCTCCACATTGAAGTGTACTTAGCCGCCTCGATTAGGTTATCCATAGATTTCTTTTGAGCTTTCCAGAATAAGAACGTGCCTCCACACCAAGCTAGAGCTGCAACCATAAGTTTTGTGTTGTCATTAAATTTGATTTTCATAATATAGTCTCCTTTCTTAAAAAAAGAAAAAGAGAAATGCGTGTTAAGCATTCCTCCTTCTTTAAAGCTATTCAATTACTCTTGATCGTCGTTAGACTCATCCATTTCAGTTTCATCTTGCTCTGATTGAGTATCATCATCTGAATAATCGTTTGAGTAGTCTGATTCATATCCTTCATTAGATTCTGATTGTTTTGCTCCGTTAGCTGCTTTGGCAACTAAAGCTACTAATGCTCCTGTGCCAGCCACAACTGCTGTTACAATACCAATCTTTTTCCAATTTGGTTTACGAAGTTTCGCTACATAAACAGTTTCTCCGTTTGCTAATACTTCTTTCTTAGTTTCGATTAAATTTGACATGGTAGGTTCCTCCTTAAGATTTTTAGTTTTTGTTTACCTTCCATTAAACGAGTTGTAAATATTGCGAGGCTATATTTTACCATACACCATAAGTAGGTAATACCGTATAGTCTAGCACTAAACATGGTGTTCCATCGTCTGCAATATGAGAGCTAAACTCAATATCCATACCACCTTTGTCGATAGCCCAACCCATATCATTACCAATTGCGATTGTCTCCAATCCTAAGTCAATATAAAACTCGTTCAGACTGACCCAGTTTTCGCTAAACATCTTAGCATTTGTATCATTGACAATTCGTCTAATCTTTTCAATGTTAGATTTGAAATATCGTCCTGACACACTGTCATAGCATAGCGAGTCACCATTCCCAGTAATAATAACTTGAGATTTACTAACTGGATTTTTCTCGATTTGAGCTTTAGCTACTTCGTCACGAACTTGTTGTTCTTTATTTTTACCGAACTTCTCTACTACTTTCTCTTTATATTCTTTGAAAGCAGTCTCAGATAACGTATAAGCAGTCGCGATAGCAACACTTCGTCTGTGACTTACGTTGTTTGCTCCAATAATACATGCTGTGGATAACCCGAATGCGATAGCTGATGGTGCATATACCGTCCATACAGCTTTCACTTTCTCAACCACTGTCAGATTTACGTCTTCAGGCTCTAGTTCTAAAACCTCTGCTTTATTTTCTTTAGCCTTCTCCATTAGTTGCTCGGCTTTAGGCACAGCTTTTACTGCAAATACCACTGACGTTACCATACCCACTAAACCAGTAGCAATTAAGATTTCTGGTGTGCGTTTCTTTGTGAATTGTTTAATACTAGTTACTAGATTCATTTTCATTCTCCTTTACAACTTCGAAATTTGGTTCAATCCATACGATTTGTCTATTTAATTCTTCGTCCGTACGTTTACTTGGGCTAAACTTGTGTAATGCTGTGTCAATATATGACCCTCCAATCAGTTCATCAACTTGAATAAGCATTCCGTTACCCTTCATAGGTGGACTATTATAGTTACTAATCACGAAAGCACTCTTGCTACCGTCTAGAATATACTGCATATCCATATGTCGTGATGGGTCGTACTCGCTAACGTAGTCCGATGTAAATATCATACTATCGTCTTCAAATCGTACGTCTCGAATACGGTCACCAGCAAATAGCTTATACCACCTACCTCCGATACAAACGTGTATGATATCGTCTAACACTTTGGTGTTCCCTTCAAATATTTTTTGATTAATTAACTTTACAGTCATTCAATCGTCTCCTTTCCTAGTAATATTGAATTGTTGTAGTAACAACCTTACAGATATATGGTCTTCTAACCACTCTTTCTCTAGCGCAAACACTTCTGGTATTGATAGATAAATAATCTCGTGTATTGGAGTATCGCCTCTATGTGTTATATCTATCACGACTCCTCTACACATCATATATAGTGTGAAATTGGTATTAATACCCGAGAAATTATTAAGGTCGAACGGCAGTGCATGCCACTCAGTACCTTTTACTTTAAAGAACATAGTGTGTCCGACAGGAGTGACAGTAAAATCATTTCCGATTAACGGTGCATCATTGATATTTTTTATATCGAACTTATCGGTAAAATATGTCTTCTCTAGAAGAGTCTCTAATCTATTCATAGTATCGTCCCCCTTATGCTTTTACGTCTTTAATATCTTGTCTACCAAACTCTCTACCAGAATATGTGTTTAGAAATGCTAATGCTCTACCGGGTCCTTTTAGAAGTAAAGCGTCCCGACGGCTTCGTTCAAACAGTTTTCCATATTTGTCGAACCCAGTGACTACTGGAGTAACTTCTGGACGTCTGTCAGCGATAGTCCATCTAATACCAGCCTTCTCGAACGCCAGATTATACATACAATCGTATGAAGTTTCTACAATGATAGAATGAAAATCCTTCTCACTAACGTAAGCTTTGACGAAGTCTGATGGATAGTGAATATAAACCCACTCACGATTAATGTAAACATACAGTTTACCGTCAAGTAACACAAAGTCTTTATGGTCGATTTTCACAGCATGTCTTCTACTGCTTTCGTTTAAGATTTCCTTAACATCTTGGTAAGGCATGAATAACGTACGGAAATAATGGTCTTCAGACTCTCCACCAGACTTAACCACTCGTACATAATCCATATATTTATAGATTTTATATCGTACGCCTTGTCTAGTGTGCACAGATAACCATTCCTCTTTATCAAATTGGATAGCTATAGTAGTGACATAGTCCTTGATTGGAATGAGTCTCCAAATATCGTCTTTCAGTACATATAGGTCTCCACCATAGACCACGCACTCGTTCGCAACCCAAGCTCTATCGGCGTTCGTAATAACGTTAATCATTTGTTTTCGTCTCCTTTATATTCTACGTAATTGAAAGGTACCTCTTGTAAATGGTTCAAACTTTTCTGTATTTCAGTCCCCTTTCTGTCTTTCTCTAAAATACGTTTAGACGCCTCCTTCAATTCTTCATAACTTAGTGTTACTGTGTCCGATACTAAATATCCGTCTTTATTGAATACTCGCACGTCTACAGTCTTGTCGTCAGTATCATCATCGTAATATACAATCTCGATGTTATTCTTTCGTCTGACTGATACACAATGAATATCTACTAAAATCTTGTCGGTGTCATTAACGTCATTTATGATATACCAACCATCGTCTAGCAACATGAATAGTCTATGACCCAATACTGTAATTTCTAATTCCATTATTTTACCTCCCAGGGAATACCCTTGCTATTTAGCCAATTCCAAATATACATACCTTCTGCATCATCCGCAAGATTCTTGACAGACATCTTTTTAATATCGTCGAAAGTGATACGATTGTTGACTATTACTGGGAATGTATCGTCGTCATACACCGTTAGTGTGAAATATAAGTCATCTTTCTTCTTAATTTCTGTGTATCCGTATGAGGTTCCGTCTCTATGTCGTACCTCAAAACCAATATCTCCAATAAGTATATTGGTCGTTCTATTGTGTTTATTTACTAAATACCACTCGTTGGCGAGTCGTACAAATAATCGGTTCTCAATTAGGTTTACTTTAGTTTCCATATGTAACTCTCCTTCGCATTTTTGTTTACATTAACTTAAGTACTCTACTGATGGGGCAAATGGGAATTCAATTTGGTAATATCCAGGAGTGTCGTCGTCTTCGAACTCGATATACTCGTGAACCACGTCAACCCAAGCGTACCCATCGTCATTATATTCAGACCATCCGATAGTAGCCCCTTCTACTGTACCGTCCAAACCGACTAACGCATAGTAATCGTTCAAGTTTACATATCCTCGTAGGATAAACATACGATTGAACTGATAGATTGCATTTAACATTTCAATCGGACGACGTTTAAACCATCTGTCAGAATACTCATCGTAATATAATAGTTCGTCGTAATCCTTCTCACTCATGAATTGGAGTGACTCACTATATTCTTTCTTACGAATAGTCATATATTCGTCCGGATGCTTTTCACGATAGTCTTTCTTAATTTCTTTATATTTTGCATCTAAAGCTGCGTATGCTGCAACTAGAGATAACTGTCTCTTCTGAGATAAGAATGAACTACTTAGGATACACCCGATAGTAGCCACACCACATACGATTGTCGGTAAATATAAACCAAACGTGTTGACTTCTCTCTGTGGCTCTTCGTAGAATAAGTCGTACTCAACAAATTCAGGAGTCTCAGCCTCCAGCTTACCTATTTTCTTACCGGCATCCGATGCTAGTTTAGCAGTGAGAATAACACCCGCCGCTCCTAAAACTGATAGGATAAGCGGGCCGTGTTTCTTTAAAGTATAACTCGTCCGACTAACGATTTGTTCTAGTTTCATAAATATACTACCCCCTCATTTGAGCGTTTAGTCTCTCTACTACTTTACGCTCAGCGTCCAAATAGTTTTCTTTAGCACGAATATATTCGGCGTACGTCATAGTCCAAGCGTCAATGGAACTTCTATCTTCGGTGAATAACTCAACCATCACAAATTGGTCGATGAATGAGAATAGAGTAAAACCATAATTCTCCACAGGAGTTGGACTAATAATAACTTCCAACTCCATATCGTCGATACTATAACTATCTACATTACGAGCTAGAACTACCCATTCAGCACCAGTTAAGTTAGCGTATAACACACGATCTTCTAAATAAAGATTAGCGTTATACCAACGTTCGTCATTAATCATATTCTCATAGATTACCATAAGAATACCCTCCTTACTTTTTTAGTTTTGATTCGTTTAGTTCTTTTTGTAATCGCTCAATCTTATTTTCTAAATAGTCTACACGCTTAGATGTAATCCAAGTAATACCTGTAGTAATAAGAGTAGCGACTGCTAACATTTTAATATTTTTGCGGTGTGCTTTGAACACTCGTTCACAGCGGTTAGTATATTCTACTAATTTGCCAGTAGTTCTGTGGTTAGCAATTACACATTCGACAAGTTTTTGTACCTTGTTATTTGTTTGGATTGCGTTTACTGATAAAGATTCTAAGATATTTCCTAAGTTTTGTTCGTTATTCATTTGTATCGTCTCCTTTGATTGTTTGTTTAGTTTGCTCCATA